CTGCGATCCTGCGCTTCGTGCGCGGCGAGGATGTCAAGGAGTTCCCGCTGTCGCTGCCCGGATTCGTTGATTGCGGCGTCTGGAAGGACGGTAATACCTATCAGCGCGGTGATGGGGTGACCTACGCCGGGTCGTTCTGGATCGCTGGCGATGGCGCGGAAGGTCGGCCGGACGCGGCTAAGGGGTGGCGGCTGGCGGTGAAGAAGGGGCGCGACGGCAAGGATGGCGAGGCTGGAAAGAAGGGCGAGCCCGGTCAGCCGGGCAAGCCGGGGCGCGATCTGACCCAGCTTGGCGCAGACGGGAGCAAATGGTGATGCCCGCCTTCGTCACAATCAAGGAAGCCAAGGACGCGCTGCAGTGGGACGGGGACGACAAGGACTTGGATTTTCAACAGCTGGTGGACACGGCCAGTTCTTGGGTGGTCGGTTATCTCAAGTCGGGGGCTGCCGCGTTTGTCGATGAGACCGGGGCAGTGATCGCGACGGCACCGCATATCGAGCGAATCCGCCGCGCGACGATCTATTTGGTCGGTGTAATGCTGCGGAACCCGGACAATGACACGGAGCGCGCGTTCGACCCAGGCTATCCGCCGGCCCCGGTGGTTTCCCTGCTCTACGACCTGCGCGACCCGGCGCTTGCGTGATGGCCACCAATCGCCTCTCGGCCGGCGCCCTCGACCACCGCGTGACGTTCCAGTCGCCAGTGCAGGAGCGGGACGCGGACGGGCAGCTGCACCAGGGCTGGGAGACGGCCTTTGAGGCCTGGGCTGCGGTCAAGTATTTGCGCGGGACGGAAGCCGTCATGCAGGCGCGGATGCAGAGCCGCAGCCCCGCGATCCTGACGATCCGCAACAGCGCGTCGTCGCGGCGGGTGACGAGCGAGTGGCGGGCGCTGGTGCGCGACCGCAGCGGCGTGGAGCGAGTGTTCGAGCTGCGTGAAGACCCTCGGCCGACGCCCGGGGCTGCGATGCTCGAGATGCTGGCGGAGAGTGGCGCGTGACCGACATTCGCCGTCTCGGCCAGATCATCCTCGCGCGCATCGTGGCCGAAGTGCCAGAGCTTGGCGGCCGCGTGTTCGACAAGGCGAACGAGGGCACGGCCCTCCCCTATGCGACGATCGGAGCGATCTACGGCGTCGAGGATGATGCTGAGTGCATCGATGCGGACGAATGGGTGGTTCAGATAGACCTGTGGGATCGGGCATCGAACAAGCTGAAGGCGGCCGACCTCGCGCAAAAGGTTCGTCGCGCGCTCAAGGGCTGGGCTGACACGGCCGAGGTGACGATGCATCCGCTGATGGTGCAGCCGCCGCGTGTCATGGATGACCCGGACGGCGTGACGGTTCACGCAGTGCTGATGGTCGAGGCCGCGGTCGAGGGCTAGTCGGCGTCCATGCAGGACAGGAACACGCTGTTCTGAAATTCGGTGATCTCGCGCTGCTGATACTTTTCGGTCGAGAAGCGCGGATGTTCATAAGCTGCGAGGATGATCCTCTGCATCAGGCCGCGTGACTCATCAGGGATGAGCGGCAGGACGTTCTGTAAAGCGTCACTCACAGGGACACCTGACTGCCGACCCACCATGATTGTTTCGGCCAGCCCCGCTGCATGGCTGCATGTGTCGATCATGTCGGTGTCCTGAGCCGCCGCGGGCGAGGCCAGGGCGAGGAAGGCAAGAGCGAGGCGCATGGGGGCTCCGATGGTCGAGGTGTCTCCCGAGTTTCGCGCTCGCCTTAACCGCGTGTCAAGCCGTATGCGCCTCGCCGCTGCCGATGCGATGGAGAAAGGCGCCGAGGAACTGGTCGAGGCGATGAAGCGCCTCGCTCCCGTGCTCAAGGAACCTGATAGCCGACGCCGCGCGGGGGCGCTGCGGGACAGCATCGGCTGGACGTGGGGTGACGCTCCGAGGGGGGCGCTGGTGATAGACCGGTTCGATGCCGGCCGAGAGACGGCTGACATGCGGATTACGATCTATGCAGGCGGCAAGGAAGCGTTCTACGCCCGTTTCGTGGAATTCGGAACGCGGACGGGAAGCCCGGCGCAACCGTTCTTCTACCCGTCTTACAGGGCCCATCGGCGCCGCATCCGGGCGCGGATCACGCGAGAGATCAGGAAGTCAATCCAGCAGGAGGGCTGAGGCAATGGCGAAAGCCATCGTGACGCGTCGGTTCGATGCGACCGACGTGAAGAAAGGCGTGTCCCGGCGGGTTGAGCCGTCCGACCAGCCGCAAACCCTTCCCGCGTGGGTGGTCGATGTCGGCGTTGCAGCCGGTGCGGCCGAGCGGGTCGAACCCAAAGCGGCAGGTGCCGCTGAGCAGAAAGGCGACTGACAATGGCACTGCCCAACAGGCACTATCGAGGCGATATCGTCGTAATGGTCGACTGGACCGCGACCGGCGGAGTTGGCGCGACGTGGACCAACTTTTGCGGTGCGACCAACGTGACCCTGACTGTGGACAACGCCGTGCAGGAAGAAGTCGTGGCTGACTGCGACGATTGGACCCTGCCGCCCCAGAACGTGGCGGAATACGGCGCCCAGTCGTGGACCATCTCCATCGACGGCACGCTTGCGGCGCAGAACCGCGACAAGCTGTTGCGCGCGGCGAAAGATCAGGTGTTGCTGCCGATCCGCGTCCACATCGTCGGGGCTATCACTGGCGAGGTCGAGTATATCGACGGCGCCATCATCCTGCCGTCGCTCAGCATCGGCAACATCGGCAACGTGGATCGGGCCGCGGTGTCGATGACCATCAGTGGCCGCTTCAAGGAAGCGCCCGAATTTACGGAGGCGACCTGATGCTTCATCCTGAGGTGATGGCGTGGGTCGGGGGCGAGCACCCGTTTCTGCTCGCCCTCGCCGAACTCGAGGCGCTGCAGGACAAATGCGACGCCGGGCCGGAGCTGGTCCTCAACCGGGTGCAATTCGGCGGTTGGAAGATCGCCGACCTCTACGAGACGACCCGATGGGGCCTGATCGGCGGCGGCATGGATCGGATCGCGGCTGACAAGCTCGTCCGCCGCATGTTCGAGACGCACCCGCCCATGGCGTTCAAGGCGCTTGCCGCGCGCATCCTCTACTCGTCGCTCTATGGGCCCGAGGATGATCCGGTGGGAAAGGACTCGGCGGCGGCCGAGGAAACGCCGACAGGCGAAACGGACGCTGGAAGTTTAGCACCTTCTATGGCCTCGGCGCCGCAGCAGGACTCAGCCCCGAGCAAGTCGGGCGAATGACGCTGTGGCACTTCCTCGCGGCTATCGAGGGCTACGGCCGGTCGCAGGGGTGGAAGTTTGAGGAGCAGGGCAAAGCCATGTCGGTTGAGCGCCTGCGTGAACTCGGGATCGAGGGCTTCTGATGGCGGATGGCGGCGATCTCAGCGTGGCGATTGTCGCCAATCTCGCGCGGTTCGAGAAGTCCCTCGCCAGCATCGAGGCGACTGCGAGGCGGCGTCTTGCCGCGCTGGAGAAGGGGCCCGGGAACGTCAAGATCCAGCTGGACACCAAGTCGGCCGAGGAATCCGCGAAGGCGATGGCCGCGGAGATGGACCGCCTGCGGGCCAAGTACGACCCGCTATTCGCGGCGTCGCGGCGATATGAGGCGCAGCTCGAGGAGCTGAACCGGGCGCATAAGGTCGGCGCTATCAATGCACGCCAGCATGAAGCCGCACTGGACCGGCTCAATCGTGAGTTCGCCGGCGCGGCGCCCGAGATGCAGCGCGTCGCGGGGGCGTCGCGGAACATGACCGGCCAGATACAGAACACCGCCTTCCAAGTGCAGGACTTCGCCGTGCAGGTCGCCGGGGGCACGTCCGCGTCGAAGGCGTTGGCGCAGCAGTTGCCGCAGTTGCTCGGGGGTCTTGGGATGTGGGGTGCTGTGGCAGGCGCCGCGGTTGCCATCGGTGTCCCATTGGCGACGATGTTGTTCCGCAACGCTGAGGAAGCCAAGGGGCTGGACGAACAACTAGAGCAGCTTGAGGCGTCCACGGCGGCGATGACCAGTGCGGCCGAGGCGGCGGGCGTCCCGATCGACGAACTGCGCGTGAAGTATGGTGACTTGGCCGACGAAGTGCAGCGCGCGAGCGGAGCGATGTTGGGCATCACGGCGGCCGTCGCACGGCGCGATGCGTTCAGCACGGCGCGGTCCCTTGGCGCCAACCTCGGAGAGGGGCTGCCCAGCCTCAACGCGTTCATCGGGCCGGACGGGCAGGTGATGAAGGGCTATGAAGCGGCGCGCGCGAAGCTGATCGAGCAGGCCGTCGATGCCCTCGGCAAGAAGTTCGGCATGGCTCGGGGTGAGGCTCTAGCCTTCATTGATGCGATGCAGGATTTCGGACGGGTAGACGACATCAATGTCCTGGCGGAGCAATCGACCGACCTTCTGACCATTCTTCAGGCGGCGGGCGCGGAGACCTCCGCACAGAAAGATGCCGTCCTCGCCGCTGCGATGGAGGTTGAGGCCGTCCGAAGCGCGGCCACTGCGCAAGCGCAACAGCAGGCTGCCGCCGAGGGCCAGTTGGGCGCTGCAATGTCAGAAACGCAGAAGATCATGGATCGCTACAAGGGCACGACGCGCGAACTGCGCGAACTGACCGATGAGCGCGCCACGGTCGAGCAAGCGCTCGCTCAGGCTCAGAAAGAGGGGAATGCTCAACTCATCAAGGATTTGAGCGAGGTCCTGGTGAAGCTCGACGCGCAGATCGCGAAAGTGAAGGAGTTGGCCGCAGAGTCGGACATTTCGTTCGGCCGGATGATCAAGGGTGCGCGCGGCTTTGTGGGTGCACTCGGGCGCGGAATTGTGGATGCGGTCGAGCGTGGCGACGACGCCGCGGCTAGCAGTGGCATTCTTGCCCTGATCAGGCGCCGGGAGAGTGGTGGCGACTATAACGTCACGCTGGACAATGGCGCCTACACTGGCGGTCAGCGCGATCTGGTCAACATGACGATCAACGAGGTGCTGGAAATGCAGCGCCAGATGCTCAGCCATCCGGCGAACAGGCATAACAGCAGCGCGGCCGGTGCCTATCAGATCGTCCGCAAGACACTCCTGTCCCTTGTCGATGACCTCGGCCTCTCGGGCGACGAGCTTTACAGCCGAGAAATGCAGGACCGCCTGGCGATGGAGCTGCTTCGACGTCGCCGTGGGCAAGGCGTTTCCGGGCTGCGGAATGAGTGGGAAGGGCTACGCTACGTCCCCGACGACGTGATCATGGCCGCGATGGGCCATCAGGCGATCCCGCGCGAGGACACGCAAGTAGCGTCAGAGAGACAGAAGGCCTTGGAGGCGGAAGCGCGTGAGCGCGAGCGAA